GGCAAGATTGTTAATTTTGACGAGGCGGCTCAAAGTGAAGCGGCAGCTAGACAGTATGAAAAACAGATAAGGTTAATGACTTCAGGACCGACCAAGATTGTTAATGATCGTGAATCTGCTGAGAGACTGATCGATGCCATGAGACAAAGACAGGCCGGTGCTCCTGGTGCTGAAAAACTAGGTGCAGATATTCTTGGTAAAACCATGGATACTGGTGTCAAGCTTACACAAACAACCAATACCATACTAGGTGATATTAGAGCAGACATTTCAGATATCCGCAGACAGGCCGATATAGCTAATTTAACCGCTACACAAAAGGCTTTCGCAGCTAGACAAGGTGTTGCAGATGCGGGCAGCTCAGATGCTCAAGTGGCGTTACGTCAAAATCTGCGCACTAAAATGAATACGGCTTCCAAGGAGACTGGTGTTATCGCACAAGAAGTGGATAATAACCTCTCACAAGGCAAGTCTAGCCCAGATAGAAGAAAGTCTGAAATCCTTCGTAGCTCGCAGCAGCTTTGGAAAACTATTTTTGAGGATTTGCCTACAGGAGTCAAATCTGCTTTCGATACTCTAATACAGGCTGCTGGAGCCAAAGATGCTAATACGATTAAAGGCGATGTAGATAAGCTAAAGGCTGACATTGCTACTAGGAAAGCCGACTTTGATCGTAAAAAGGCCACTATGACTGTTGCCCAGCGTCAGCAAGCTGAGGCCGAGTTGGCGAAAGAGCAAAAGGCTATAGTTTCTGGTACTAACATATTAAATTTGGCCAATCAGAGGGAGGTCGCTTCCGCTGGAACTGTTACAGGAGGAAGACAGGCGCCCGTTCCAGGAGTAGCTGGGCAGACAACTCCAGGCTCCGCAGGTAAGCAAGTTGGAACAGCAGTTCAAACTGCTACAGCAGCCCCGCCACCTCCCCCTGCTGCTGGTGGTGGAACCACACCTGCTACAAGGCCACAAGACCTAAACATTTATATTACTGGCTCTTTTGATGTTAAGATGCCAGACGGAAGCGTCGTACCAGTTTCTCCAAACGCACAAGCTATAAGTAAACCACGAGCACCATAATTGAGGACACATGGCAGATTTTCTAGATAAAGTAGATAGCGGGCTTGGTAGTGCCATTGATGGCATTAACAAAGCACAAAATTGGCTGAATGGCCAAAATAACCCTTTGACCCAAAGTCAAGCCGACTCTTTTAGGTCAGATGGATTCTTGATCCCCGCTAACCCATCGGCTGATGGAACAGGTTTACCTTATAATAAGGTTCCAAACAATAATGATGCTACTTTAAAACGTAACATCATTACTTGGTTCGTTCCCCAATTTGGGATTGTACGTATGTTCGTTAATCCTCAAAACATTAGCTATCAAGACAAGAAGATAATTCATAAGGATAGAACCAAGGGCGGTTATACTTTGCAATATTGGGGTGAAGAGTTAACTACTCTAAGTATTAGCGGAACTACGGGCAGCTCTGGTATTGAAGGGATTAATGCTTTGTGGGAAGTATATCGTGCTGAGCAATTTGCTTTCGATGCTGTAGGTTTGTCTTTAGCAGCCAACAATGCCGCTGCTGACGCAGCTAATAATTTAGTTAGCGGTTTGGGAGGTGCACTTGGCCAAGGAATCAATAGCATTCTGCCAGGACCACTACAAACTAATTCTGCATCAGCAGGAGCCGCTGGAGCTGGACTATTAGGTGGTATATTAGGGTTAGACTCTCCTAACAATAATCTTTCACAACGAAACATCCCCTCTTTGGCTCAGCTAGCTTTCACTGTAGAAATGTATTATAATGGTTGGGTTTATAGAGGTTATTTTGAGCACTTCACCCTTAATGAAAGGGCAGATAGTTTTGCGTTGGAATACCAAATGTCATTTGTTGCAACTCAAAGAAGAGGATACAGAACAAATTACTTCCCATTCCATCACAATCCTTCTCAGGCAAGCGATTACAATACACCACTTTCTTTCTCAGGTATAGTTAAGTCAGGACAATAATGGGTACAGATTTTTTAGGGGCTTTGGCCGATTCAATTTCGTCACAATTTAGTCTCGGAGAAAACCAAACCCATACTTTAGATGCCGTCATAGACGGGCAGCAGACTAAATATGGGTCTTTGGGAGACTTTGCGTCACAATTTGATCAGTCAGAAGTTAGAAGATATGTGGAAGAAGGATATCTTCGTAGAGACCCTTACAATACTGACCCAAAAACTTTTCAGGTTCTGCTTCAAGAACCTAATGGCACTATTTTAGTCAAGAAAAAATTCTTTGCTTCTATAGGTGAAAATTATCGACCTGACTATATGAATTCTGATGAGAAGCTCTACTATAGAGCTATGACTATTTTGTTCCAGAACAAATGCAATCAAATCTCTGCTTTGGAAAAGCTCTCTAAGATTCAAAAAATAACCTCTGCTGTTGGACAAATTGATACCCAACTAATGCCGGTTATTTTTTCTCTGGGGGACTTGTATGCTAGTGGAATAAATGCTGGGAGCAATTTCTTTGGCATTGATACTAGTATTGGAGGAGCCACACTTTCTGGTAATCAAAATAGCTTTATCTCTGTTCTATCTAAACTTAGAAAAGTATATGCTTATAACCAGGATGCACAATACACCAGTTGGATTACAGATCCAACAAGTCTTTTTAATTCTCAGTTTGCGCAAGGAACTGGTGTAATTGAAATAACCAATTTTACTACTCTCAGCACCAGCGTTACTACTAGCATAGAAAGTCCTGGCACTTTCCAGTTTAACATTTCAGACCCATACGAAACTATGGTTATTACAGAGTGGGATATTGAGAAAGCCATAAGTGATGCTACCAACTCATTCTATAATCATAAGAGTTTTCAATTTGGACAACAAGCTGCCGAAGATACTATCAAGAACTTAACTGCACAACTAAATCAGGCAAGATCAGCACGTAAAGTCAGTCCTATTAGTTGGGTTATTGATCCCAATACATTACTGGGTAGAAGAGTTACGGCTATTTTAGATCGCCTTGGAATAGAGTTACAATTCCAATACGATTCTACTGGCGGTACTGGTTTTCCAGGACTTGGGGGATTTGGTAATAGTGTAAGCGTTGATCCGTCTTTCATCAAGGGTGGTGCAGTCGCAGGATTTGATGGTTTGTCTCAAGATCAAACTCCAACTGGTCCTGATAACAATATAAGAAGGGCTTTTCCAAGTGGCAGTTCTGAGCTAGAGCTATTCAAATCTCTAGTCTCTGCCATCTATAATAAAATCCAGATGGACGCAAACTCACAGGGCGCCTTCCAAGGATATAATCAAAATACAAATTACGCTAGAAGAAAACTTCGTTTCAATTTCTGTGGAAAATTGATAATCCAGCCAATGGATACAGTGCACATTTATCTAAGCTCTAAGAGTAGATGGGATAATCGTATTAGCGCTGGTCTTCAAAACATGTTCACCGGGGCCGGCATTTTACAAAACATCAATAACACACTAACTGATTTTACCAATAGTTTCAATTCATTGTTTAACCCATCCAAGAGTATTCCAATGCAAGTAGAAAAGGCCATCTACGTTGGTCCGGCCTTCCCTAACTTTCTGTGGAACATGGTAAGAAACCAATTTGTGACCGAGAGAGACGGCACTCACGTCTTTGCTGGCGTGGTAGAGAGGGCTACGGATAATTGGTCGGACGGAAAATTCTCAATTGACGTTGGTGGCAAAGATAACTCTTTCTATTTTGAACAAGGTAAGGTTAATTTCAAACCAGGACTTGATGTTTACAATGGATCGGCTTTTGATCCACTTACCCCCTTTAAAACAAATTTTGATACGGTTAATTCAGATGCTAAATCTAATAATCTAGAGCTATTGGATGAAAACAAATTTATTATTGGAGAGACTACAGACAAGTCTATAGTAAAAGCTAAACTAGGGCCTTTGGCTGGTTCCAAGGTTACACAGTGTAATTATATTCAGGATAAAAGTTACGATCCTGGCTCACGACAGCACGTTAAAATCTTCTATGCTCCTGATGGCTTGGCCTATCAATGGAAAGAGGGTATTGGAATATTTACACAAACTGGTGATTTGAATGTAGGTAATGATCCTAATTTGTTAGGGGAGCCAAATCAGTTTAAAGATCCATTTGCTGGTCAAGACATCATGAATGTTATTTCCCTGTTAATCACAGGGGTTCCATACAACTTTGCTACCTTCTACAAAGGTGTAGTAGGAGATAATAATTACGGTCGCGATCCTCATAGTAATGAAGATCCGGCCTATGCTTTCATCAACTCTCTTAAAACACAAATAACCAAGAACAATACCCTTTGGGGAAACTTTATTCCATTCAAGAATTTGTCAATAGACGAAAAAACTTATGCGTTAGCCCAGCAAAACCAATTTAGAGTTACGCAGTTAAATGGAGACTTGGATAATAAGCTTAAGTTGTATAGAGACCTTAGCCATCGCGCTGCTTTGTTTAATTCGCTTAATGCATATGATGCCCAAAATAATACTGGTAATACTGCTCCGCCATTTTTGGATTTGCAGTCTCAAATAAAAACACTAAGAAAAGAAATAGATAATATAATCCAGCAAATCAATAGTCAAAACAAATCATTCTTTCAACAATCGGGTGCTGATACAAGCTTTGATGTATCTGAATTTATTGATTCCAATACTGGTGGAGTGGGTGCAGAAGGATCTAAATATCGTAGATATCTAAGAAAGCAAATCAATGCTCTTACTCGTCGTATGTCTTATGATGTAAGGGCTAATGATGATAAAAACTTTTTCATTGTGGATGACTTCTATGATAAGGATTGGGATGTCTTAGCTTATGACCAATCTTTGACAGACGGTATTCAGACCTTTAGTAATGAGTTTACTAGCGTAAGAGAGAAAATTATACAGACTTCTCAACTTCTAAATATGGAAGTCTTTTGCGATTCGCAGGGACATATAAGGGCCAGATCGCCTCAGTATAACAGAATGCCAAGTTCTGTATTTTATCGTATGATGTACCTTAAGAATGCTCTTGGTATACAGATTTTCCCAGATTACTTGAATAATCTATTTACTGATCAAATAAACACTCTCAAGGAACAAGTAGAAATTATTGAGGATGAAATAAGACTAGATTGTGCGCTTCTTGGATACGATAGTGATTCTAAAGCACTAGCATTCATACAACAATACGCAAATCAAAATACGGCCAGCTCGTTTAGCTTCATCTCAGACAGCAATGGTAGCATTAGTGATATGAAGATGTTGACCAGACAAGTAACTGGAGATATTCAAGCTCAAAATCAAAATCTTGCACCTACCCCTTCAAATTTTGCTGCACAGGCAGGTATTAAGAACATCTTCACTAATAGCCAGAGATATTCAGTTATCGTAGATGCCTTGAAGGTCCAAGCGTCTAACCAAAATGGTATACCTATTGTAAGCCCTAGTACACTAGAACAATCTACTGTTATTAACGATCTTATTAATAGAATCAACAGTAAGTCGGGTCAAAATGTGGTTTCGACTAAAGACTATATAGATGTTGACGCTGCTAATATTTCAGACATCTCTCTTCCTCCAAATCGAACAATAGACGTGTTCAAAGTAACTGAAGAGTTAGCCAAGAGATTCTCTGAGCGCCAAAACGCAATGAAGTTATTCTATTCTACAGTTAAAAACTCAGTAGAGTTTAGAGCGTTGGATGATTCTAGCAGTCCCATTGCCAATCAAATGATAGAGTCGGGAAATTACGGAAACTCTCATGTCCCTGAAGCTTTTGAGCATATGATTGAAGATGAAAGCCAGGATGATTATGGTGTTGGATCAGGACAGCGATATGTAATCAAACGCGCTCAGATTAAGCAGCTTAGCATTCATGAAAACCCTCCTGATGCTACCGTTATGCAGGTTCAGGGTATTTTTACTCCACTTCTTGCTAATGGCCCTGAAGGGTTCAATAACCAAATTGGTAGTGGTAATGGATTGACGACTGCTTTGGCCGTTGATTACGATATGTGGCGAACATATGGATTTAAACAGCAAGTTCGTGTTCCAGTCCCCTTCTTGAGTGATCCGGTTACTCAATGTGGCCCCTATGCTGCCATGCTTCTAAGTAGAAACCGAAAGAATATTCTTCGAGGAAGTATTACTATTTCAGGTAATGAATATATGCAGCCAGGAGAAGTTATCTTTATAGAAGATAGGGGGCTGTTATTCTATGTAACTTCTGTTAAGCACAGCTTTACATATGCTCAAGGATTTACTACTTCAATGGAACTATCGTATGGTCACACTCCTGGAGAGTATATCCCAACCCCAATGGATTTTATTGGTAAGATGATTTACAAAAACAAGGACACTGGATCTACTGTAGTTCAGAGACAAGTATCTGCTACCGGAGATATAAATGTAGGCGTTCTTTTGATGGATCCTAAACTAGGCCCAGACGTTTCTATGTCTATTTCAGATACCGATAAAACGGGAATCAATGCAATCGTGGGTGCTAATGCTGATAGTATCAAGAATATTCTGTTTCAGTGTGCCTATATGATAAGCGCTACTAGTGCCAATACTCAGGATAGTAGTCCGGCCCCGGTAGTAGAAGTAAGATATTATCATGATTCTACAACTTCAGCCTCTTCTAATATTCAAAAGTTTGCTACCAACGTTTGGGCCGCATTGATCAATGGTATGCAGCCGGCTTCAGGAAGCAGCACATCTACCACCAGCAACTTACCGGCTGGTTTGCCTGCTAGCTCAGTTAACCAACCATTAAGTGTTGATTTGGACGATGTAACAGATTACCGCTCACCCTCTCAAAAAGCCATTGATGCGGCTCGCAATTTCGCAGCCTCTTCTAGCTCAAGTAGCGGAGTATCACTTACTGGAGGAAAGCCACCAGATCAAGGCGGCATCATCAAGAAGAAGCTTTTTGAAAATGTAGTAGATGTATGGGTAACTTTTCCTCCTAGAGATGTTGATACAACAAGTGGATCATAATGGCGTACGATAATAGTAGATTAAATCCAGAAGTTGGACTACTACAGCGTGGTAGTATTGATAGTTACGACCCCAACACAGACACTCTTACTGTCTTGTTGAATACTAGCTCTCTACCTAAGCCATCCTCTGCCACTAAAATAAAGATCCCAGCTCCACATTCTCTTTTCTACAATAACGGATTGTACATGGGAAGCTTCCCAGTTCAGGGAACACCAGTGGTCGTAGGGCAATCCGAAGGTGGAGCATGGCATTTCGTCTCTTTCGTGGCCGAAGATACAACTAAAGTTCCGTCTCTATCTTTAGGTCAATTGTTGCTTCAAGCTAATGATGCAACCAAGCTTGCGCTCGATCTTCAAAATAACATCCAGATTGGTTCTGATGTAAATTACATACATATTCAAACTGGAAACAAAAACACGCCCAAGACCAATCTAATTACACTGAACTTCCAGGATGAAAATCACATCAACCAAGGATATCGTGAATTTGGCGGAATAGTTAAAAGAGACGTAGGATTCAATATCTATACAAATCCTGATAGTAAATTAGAAGATGATAGTATAGACTCTAAATATAAACCTATCGGGCTAGACCCGCAGGCAACGGCCAACGACACTATTAGCGGCTCTTCCAAGAATCCTCCTTTCGTTGAACGTCGTGAAATAGTTTATGAGTTCCAGTATAAATCTGATGTTCGTGATGATTTGTACGAAGTATCTCGTTACAGCGGTACTGTCTCGCCCAAAACCTACACTCGACCTAATCGACGTAAAAGCCGTGCCGATACGTTGAGTTTAAGTTTAGTATCCCCTAACTATTTGTTAGAGACAGTTAAGGGTACTGTAGTAGATATTTTTGGAAACATTCTAGATTTAAATAGAAACAAACTAATGGGAGCCATTGGGACAAATCCTTTGGGATTTTCTCAAAACACCGACATTGCCACCTCTTATCAAAAGATGAGGGCGTTGGAAAGAAAGAGTGTTGCCTACCATTTTGAGATTAATGCAAGGAAAGATTTATCGGTCCAAACGGGAACCTCTACGGCTGCCTTGTTAGACTACAATAGCGATACCTACAACGCTAAACTATTACGTAGCCGCTTTTTCTTTGATGTTGACAAAGAGGGTCAATTCAAACTTAATGTGCCCGCTTCTAGTGAGACGGGTAATATCCCCTTGCCTGTTCGTTACGAGAATTATTCTACAGTCAGCACTAATGATAGTAATAATCCAGATCAACTTTGGTTTAGGAATGATGGTCTAGATATTTTGCTAGACTCGATAGCAGCTCCTCGTGTCTCACCAGGAGATGGAGCTTTCTCTTCGACTGGTCATGGTTCTATCTCCTTGAAAGACGATTCAGGTGATGCTGGTCCGTTGGACAGAATTTCCAGCACTAGCTCTAGCCCAGTGCATATCAAGCACGGAACTGTTCATCATGATATTTTGAATACGTGTTACATGCACCAATCTAATGATAGAATTGGCTATGTATTAGGGACCAACACTACTCCATGGGATATTAGCTATATTGTCCCTCTTTCTAAGGTAGTAAGCGATACTATAAGACTTGGAGGCAGCGGCCCACCTGATCAGGGAGGCCCAAATGCCGGAGGACGTAGCGGCGCTATCAACATGGACGGTTCATTGGAGCTGAACATTGGTGCCAATACCATTGATAGGCAATCGCTATGGCTAGATACTGCTGGCGGCATTGTGGCCAATATTGGTCGTGATCGTCAGAACAACAGTGCAATTGTAGGCATGGATGGAAACCTGTATATTCAAGTGGGAGGATTTACAGTTTCGGGAGATACTAGATTTGTTGGCAGTAACGGAGAAATGGGAGCCCCAGGAACTCCTGCTGCGGTATTGGATTTACGTGTGGCTACGGGTGGTGGAACGGTTGCCATGCTTCGTATCGACTCAAAGGGGGTAACTGTCATGAGCCCACAAGATTTGAATATCATTGCTAAGAACAATATTAGAATTCAGGCAGATTCTCATATTGAAATCGAAGCAGATAACGTTACTATCCAGCAGAGAGTAGTAACCAAGATTCAGGGAGGTAGTATATGAAGAAACTTAATTCAGTTGTTTATCACAAGCTTTATTTACAAGCTGAAGAGGCCAAAGAACAAGACATGACCAAGTTAGCCTCGGGCATTTTTAATGCTATTGGTCCAACTACAGAAGAAGAACACGCCACTTATGATTATGGTCAACTACGTGATGATATTTATCAAGAAATGTGGAGAATGGCCACTCATGTCATCAAGTATCATGATCTAGAAAGCGTAGATGCCGAAAAGGTTCATGACAGGCTAGAATCTTTGGCTCAACAATTTGTAGATGAATTAGAGGAATCGTTGGGTGTGGATAACGCTACTGTTGGCCCACTAGAAACCAAGGTTCCTGGGGAATCCGAATAACTTTGATATATAAGTAAGCAATGTGTCCTTGCTCGCCTAATGATGTCTCTTTTAATATTCCTGATGGCCCAAGTGGTCCGGCCATTCCTGGATTTGGTGTACCTTTTGCTATTCCAACCCCGCAGATTTCTCTGCCAGATGGGTTTCCAGAGAATTTAATGGATCTTTTGAATAAGCTGCAACTGCTTATTCCACCAGGCGCGCTCAAGCCACAACTCAATCCAAATTTCGGTAAAGATATTTATGATGGCATCATGAAGCTGCTTGATCAGTTCATGCCGTTTCTAATGTTGTATAAATTCTTCTTACCTATTTTAGAGCTTATTATTTGTATTATCGAAGTGCTTTGCGCTTTGATGAATCCATTCAAACTAATTTCTGCGCTCAACAGATTGTTCGGTCAATGTATTCCTGCCTTCTTGAATCTGTTCCCGATCTTTGCTTTGATTTGCATGATTATCTCTCTATTGCTACTTTTATTAGCACTGATTGAGTATATTATTGCACAGATTTTGAAGTTCATCTTAGCTATTTTGAGGAACATCAGGGCTTTGATAAAAGCGTTCCATTTAGCTGATGCTACTGCTATTTTGGCCATTGCGCACAAATTGGGCGCCTTGCTATGTATCTTCCAGAATCTCTTCGTTCTGTTATCTATTTTTGCAGCCATCATTCAGATTATCAAAGACATCCTCAGTCTAATCTTTGCCATCCCTCCATGCCAGGATGGTGGCCCGAACAGCACTGATGGTTGCTGTACCGCTGATGTGTGCCCAGCAATCGTCAAGGGTAGCCCTTACACCAATAAGACTGGCACCTTCCAATACTTGCCTGAAGTGGGCGTTCAAACTTCTCTAGTTCTTCCTCCACCATTCAACAACTTCAATTTCGATCTCAGAACTGAAAGCTGGCAGTTGTATGATACACAGCAATCACAGGGTCAAGCTTTCTGGAACATTGTAGATGGCTATGACGTACCAGTACCTAATCAAGTAGCGGGAAATAAGAAACCTGTCTTCTTCCCAACCGACGCCAGTTATACTGCTAACACTGACCCACAACAAGCGGCTTATACAGTCGATTTGAGATTGTTCTACAACCCACAGCATTGGACACCTGCCCGATCAGGTACACCAAGGTACATTAGGTTCAACAAGTGCATTGTTCTAAATGTACCAACCCAAAATCTTTTGAACTACAAAAACGATCCTGTTTCGGTACCCAATGGAGTTTTGTACATTGCTGGTGGACAGGGATATGAGGATGATAACGATACCCCATTGGTTGGTTTTATGCCAGATGGCATTACTCCAATTCCAGATGGGACCCAGGCTACCCTCAATAACTTCTTGCATATGCCAGCAGAGTATAGCACTAGCCCGGTGTTCTCTCCTACAGACGGATACACGTTCTCTGATATGACTTACACCTTCACGCCTAACATTGGAGTGCTCCTACAAAAGAACTTGGTCACTCTAGGTTGTGAACCAACACTCGCTTTCAATAGAGCCTTCTTGCAAGGTTCATTTGCAGCCGGTCTTGGAGTGCAAAGTCAACTCATGTCAGATTTGGTTCATGGTGCCAACGGTCAAACTTTCCCTGACCCAGCCGAGTGTCAAGCTTGTTTGACCCAAGCGGTGACTGCTTTGAGATCCAATTTGACAGTAGAGGGTGTCGCTATCTTCAAGACTACTACGGATGCCTGCTTGGGTAAGCTTAGGGATGATACCAAAAAAGCATTGGGTGCCACCGTAACCATTGGTTTCGATCCATGCAGTAGCACAGTATCTCTCAGCCCAAGTATACAGTTTACTGGACAGCCAATCAACGTTACCGTCAACATCAATGAAAGAAACAAGATTCCTCTTACCGCAGGATTCCCAACTGATGTTGCTGCTACGATTCAGGCTCAGATAAAGGGATTTGCATCCTTGGCCAATGCTAACGTATCCCACTTCGCATATGATGGGTACCAAGCATTTACAGCGCAGATTACTTCTGACAATCCAGGTTCAGGTGATTTGATGGTAGCATTTGCCAATCAGATTTTCTGTACGAACACTTTCCCAGATAACGTTGGTACTGCTCCTGTACAACTTCCATCACACACTCTTCAAAAACATCCATTCCAGTTCGTCTACACTCCAACTGGTTCCACCATTCCTCTTCCACCTACTGGCGAATCTGGTGAACTCGATACTGATGGCAAGCAGCCAAGAAGAGATGCTGGTGATATTTCTAGAGATGCTCCAAGTGACGGAGGAAAGGATGGTAGCTAATGTCTGGTGATGACAATACTGTTCAGAGTAGCTTTAATGATACCCAGTCATTTGACATAAATGTCGATCAAATGTATCAGGATTTCATAGTTAACATCGACAATCACCGTAGTTATGTTAGCGCTACCAATTTTCCCATTGCTACAATATTGCAGCCATGCAATGGTATGTTGACTCCCGCTACTGTTTATCAAGAAAGTAGATTACACGCTTTTTATCGTATGGTTGGATTTCCTGTACTGGCATCTGATAATAGATTTTATAATCCTGGATTGGATATCATTAAAGACCCTACCAGGAAGTTAACCTTGAAGGAAAAGGTTTCGATTGCTAGCACTCCAATTACTGGTTTCGAAAAATTTTCACAAGCACGAGAGGCTTTTCCAATAGGGACAGCTAAATTATTCTCCCAATCACAAACCATTGAAGCCGCCACCACCTCTCTTTCTGGAGGGGCTAATGCAAAAGGCATAAGAAAATTTGCGGATACTTTTAAGGTTGACGATCCCCTTGATGTAAAACCCAGTAATCAATCTAATCCGGTTCAACTAAATAGTAAGGTGGGAGAGTTCGACATTCAACTTAGTGATTATCAGGATGCTGATGGAAAAAAGCCATCAGGTATTGGTGGAAACCGCCAGCATCTCATAAAGCCATTTATAGTTGACCCAAGAATTGACTTTACTGTATCACCGTTAACAGATTCAAAAAGCACTCCAAAATCTCGTAGGATTGGAATCCCGTTCGTTCCCGATCAAAGGTTTTTGAAAGTGTCTACCAATGCCTGGGCCGAAGCGCCCCTTTTGGAAACGGTGATTACTGACCGCTTCAAGACAAAAAATCAAGCCGCCAGTTCGGGTACATCAACACAATCTTTGATTGATTTCGTTAATAACGTCCCCGCCCTTGTCTCTGATAAAGATTTGATTAGTCAGATTAGTAGTGATGATATTACTAGCACTTCTCAGGTAGCTAAGTTTAAAGAGACTATCAACACTATCCGAGCATTGATGAAAAAACTGGTCGATGCGCAGCATAAGATTCAAGAAGTTCAAAGCGCATACTACTGGGTTCCCGTCCCTTCTAATATTGGACCAGAAGGCGGATGTACTATTCAGGGTGTCTTTCTACCTACTGTCATCGATCCTAAGCTTGTCACTGATAAAGATAAAGCTATTTTGTTTAAGTCAGCACAGTCTTTACTTTCTGCTAGCCAACAAAATCCGGCAGTAGCCGATGCCACTGGCGATCCTGATTCGAGCGGGTCTGCTAAACTCTTCTCCTTTTTTATGGGGCCTCGATCTTCTATTTCTTATACTGACATTGCTGCTACCACACTTAGTACACTCACTAAAAGTAGAAATGCCACCCTTAAAGAAGGAAGTGACGCCCTACGTATAATAGAAATTATTACCGGGGAGTTCAGTGGATTTGGCTTAGTTGATTTTGTGGCCATAATGGGAGCTTTGTACGTAATGCCCGACAATAGTTTATTGGGCTTTCTAGATACAGATGCTTTTAATCGTATGGAAAAGAAGCTTAAAACTGGAGTTAGCCCAAGCAGTCTTAATATTCAGACCTCTCTTACGAGCCTTGGTACCTACGTAAAGCAGTTTTATACCATTATGGACGACGTTTACAAGGATTTGGCGGTTAGTAACGGCTTAATTACCTCACAAACCTAATTTTATCCATATTTTAGCATAGTGAAGAGGTATAGATGTCGTTCGATCTGAAGATACAGAATGGTGATTTCGTTATTCAAAACGGTGATCTCCGAAAAGTTGTAGACAGCGAGAAACTTATTCAAGATATTCTCAAGATTTGCCTAACGGCGGCTGGCAGTAACCCGCTGCAACCGGCCTACGGCTCTTTTTTGTCTAGAACGGTCATTGGCAACCCAATGTATACTAGTGTAATTGTGCAAGTTGCTTCTTCACAAATCAATACGTGCATATCCAACTTACAAACTTTACAAGCTGCTCAAATTCGCTCAATGCAAAGAGTATCTGCTGATGAACAAATTGCAGCAATTAGAGATATATCTGTAAGTAGAAATGGAATTGATCCCAGACTGTTTAACGTTCAAATTTCAGTCATCACCAAGGGGTTTAAGCCGATAACTACCGCTTTCACAGTTTCCACTATCTGACGGATCTATTAAGGAACACAAATGGTTACAATACGTAATGCCAATGAAATTATCGCCAGCTTAATAGATTTCTTCCGTTTAGTTCAACCGGATTTGGACACCAAACCAGGAACCGTGGCTAGAGACCTTTTCGTTGATGCACCTGCCGCCCAGCTTTCTTTACTTTATGATGAACTTTCGGGAGTTTCGGATAAACAATCGCTACGTTTAGTAACGGGAACCGATCTAGATAAATTAGCCAGAAACTTTGGCCTCAGTAGAAAGCAGCCAACTCCTTCATTAGGTGTAGCTTTACTCACCTTTTCTTCCATTAATGCGCCGATAAATATTGACAAGGGCGATATCATTCTAGCCACTAACGGCCTCAGTTTTACTGTTACAGTTGGTGTGGCTGTGAACCCATCGGCCTCTAACTTTTACAAATCATTGGCTACCAAATATGCCAATCAACTATCCTTTGTAGGTATCACCGACCCATATGCGGTTGAAGTAACGGTCAGTTGTACCTCTCCAGGCGCCATTGGTAACATTGGCCAATATGGTTTGAGCAGCACCACCATCAGTGGCGTTTCAAACGTTACCAATATCAATGCGTTCCAGGGAGGAACTGATCAGGAAAGCGATGCCTTGTTTAGGAATCGTATTCTCTCTTCGTTCAGCGGTTCTAGCGTAGGAACAACACTTGGATACCTCAACACCGCACTAAGTACTACAGGAGTTATCGACGCTGCGGTTATCGGGCCAGGAAATCCTTTGATGACTCGTGATGGCACCGTCACAGAAAAAATTAACGGAGTACTGACTATCGTACAAGAAGGATCTGGTGGTAAAGTAGATGTAGTAGTTCTAGGGAACAATGAAGTTCAGACATCTGATACTTTCGTCTACACTGATAAGAGCAATAGTAATGATCCAACTAGCCCAAAGAACGATTTCGTCCTAGGACAAATTGCCGCTGATGCTAATAAGACAGTTTTCCGTAAGAGAATTGATGATCTCAAAAATGGAGTAGTTCCCTCCCAGCCAGTTGACGCTATCCTACAAGTAACAGGGTCCAAAAGCGGTTCCAATTTCGTAGAAAAAACAGTAGATGCTAATGGCATCGTATCTGGTAATTATGAGTTGTTCAAGGACACTGGAGTGTATGGTGGAAGTCCTTGGGGCTTTGACACTTTCAAATGGATTAGCAATAAAATTTCAGACTTCCAGGAAGATAGAGTAAAAGGTCAACCTTACGGACAGGACACCACTACTTACACTGATGTAACGGAGGTTCATGATTGTCAACAGAACCTTCCTATCACCAATGAAAATAGTATTGTAACTAGTGATCGTTCTATCATTCAGCTCCTACATTTTCCTGCCACAAACGTAACGAGAGTGTTCAATGTTAACACAGGTGAAAGATATCTCATTACTAACCAAAACTTGGACCAGACCACGCCATTCAACAGCACTGGAAGAATCCAGATTTCTGGTAACACTCTGCCAGCTACAAGCGACGTTTTGCAGGTGGATTATACTTGGGTTGTAGACTTCGACCAGTATTCTGATTTTGATGGGTTGGTTAATACTACCAATTCACGCCCTGCTACGGATACGATTGATTGGGGCTATGGATCGTTAATTCGTAGTGAAATAGTTCAGTTTTCTATTAGTCCAGGCAACAACTACTACCAAGGCACTACCAGCCACCCCGTCTCCACCATTGTGGAAGTTGACCAATTTTTGGCTGTCGATGGATACGTACAAACCGTTACAGCAGGAGCCTTCGTTGATCGTCTATCGGTAATAGTCACCAACCTAGCCGCTCCGCCAACCTCAGTAGATTCTATTACTCTGAAAAACTCCAACGTAGAAGTTTACAATACAGCACAAGCTGATGGTAGTTTCTCCAATGCCAGCATAGTGGTTGGCATAAATGTTTTGTCTCAAATAACCATCATTCTGCCTCACGATACTGCCGCTCAAGATGGGGATCGCGTAACTGTTTATATGAACAGCCTCAATGTATTTGAATCAGGTACTACAGCCCAAGGTACCAGCAACGGTACTCAGGTAACGGTCCCTACTTCATTGCTCGCTACCGCTGCTGATACTCTCAATCTAAAAGTAGTTTACATTGCTAACGTCACCGATCTGTATTCTGCGGCTACCAACTCGCTTCCTACTAGCCGCGCAGGTAATGGCTACCTTAATGGTAGCAACAATGGATTCCAGAACTTCAGTATAGTCAATACTTCTAGAAGAGAAAATCAGGTTGTTCAACTCAATCTCAGTAATCAATTCTATACAGAACTTAATCTGCCCTTTGCAGACTACACCCTATTAACTCCTAATGTCCTATCGGTTATTAGGCTATCAGATGGATATCAACTTTGGACTACTGATAACCCAGGAAGCATCTTCAATGCTACAGATGGAAACTATCAGCTTATTCTTCCGGGCTATGGAAACCCACTAGCCTCTGATCGTGTTCTAGCAGTTTACTATGCAAGCGACATTAGAAGGTTTCAACCATTTAGCTATAGCAACACTATCATTAAGACCAGGGTAGATAATCTAGGTTTCGATCCTATTACTAGAAAATGGGCCGTCCCTTTAGTCAGCTTTGTCACCCAGCTTGGCTCTTTGCAATTCCAAATTCGTGAACGCGATAGCGATGTAGTTCTCTTCTCTGTCACAGATGGAGTTTTAACGGTTAATATAGATGGCACGGCTAATATCACCAGCGCTACTAATTTTTCTTCTTTGCCGGACCTAACTAACAAGGTTGTTAGAATTGTTAATGCTGACAATGTAAACAACAATGGAACTTATGATATCCTCAGTTATGATGTTGTGAACAACTTTATCAATATCACTACTGTCCTAGACAATATTTCTGCGGATCAAGTCTCTGTAATTCGTGTATCGGATGGTCAAGAACTGTGGAACTACAATGGCACTATTGATGTAGCTAACAACCGTCTTTTGATCCCAGTAACTCTAGGTGCTGCTGTAGGGGATTTTGTTTACGTTATGTTCTTCAATTATCGAAACCTACGTAAATCACCTACCAGACTAATCAGCACTACTCTAGATCAAATTGTTAACCCTGGTGTTATTACTGTCTTTGGCACCACTCTTTTCAAGGCTGATGAGTTTGTCTTTACAGTCACCACTACTGGTCTGAAACAGAACTTGCAAGAGGCCATGCGTAAGGCATTGAACCTAAATTCTACTGCCACTATTCCAACCAATATCAAAATTGCTAAGGTCATAAATCTAGAAAAAGTAATTACACTAAGCCCGAACGATGATACCGTGCTAGAAGTTCTTACGACCTTTGATGTTAAGAATAGCACAATTGCCAACAATCTTTATTATGCAGATGAAATGTTGGGAGACTCTACTCTTAACCCTCTGGAATTTGTTCTACCAAGCACGACAAATAATACTTTAACTGGTGCAATCAATAATCTTCCAACCTTGGGAGATAAACTAAGGGTAACCTTCTATTACACGGTTGAAAATGATTCGGAAAATCTAACATACACCAGAAATGGTACGTTATATACAAATAAGAAGTTTGCACTGATCAATAAGATATTTACCAGTTCAGGTTTCAAATCGTCCCAGGGAACGAGATTTACTGCGACCTCGTTTACTCAGCCAAGTTTGGGAGGCCGTTTCAAAGCCTTCTACGATTACTTGGCGCCAAAGCAGAATGAGAGAATTGTAATTTCATACAATTACAATAAACTAGTTGCAGATGCTACTTTCAATATAGAATCCACTAGACCTATTAACGCTGACGTTATAGTAAGGGCAGCCAAAGAGGTTTTGCTAGACCTAACTATGAACGTGGTGATTTCTTCTACTTTCCAGACAACCAGTCAAACTGTATTACAAAATCTACGCAGTGCCTTGGTAACGGCTCTCACCACTACCCAATTGGGACAGACAATAGATCAGCCAACACTCATTAATACCGCCCAAGCAGTTCAAGGAGTTGCTAGAGCAAGAATACTTCATTTTAATGAGAATGGTAAACCAGGTCAAGTGCTAAGTATTACCGCTAATGGAGATCAATACTTCTTGTCCAATAACATCATCATAAACACTGAGACCAGATGACAGTAGCGCTAAGATTCGTTAACGTACAGGTTTTAAGCCCCTCCAGCATTGATGTAACCTTTGCTGAGAACATCACTCCTAATCTAGTACC